TCCAGCGATAGTTGCAAAATCAGCATCTGCAAGTGCAGTATTAAATTCTGCAAGTGTACCAGTTAGTGTGTTTGTAGCAAGAGAAACAGACTTGTTTGTAAGAGTGTCTGTTGTAGCCCGACCAACAAGAGTATCTGTACTTGTAGGCAATGTTAAAGTTCCAGTATTTGAAATTGATGAAATTATTGGAGTTGTTAAAGTTTTATTTGTAAGAGTATCTGTTGTTGCTCTACCAACCAAAGTATCTGTAGCATTTGGTAGGGTTACTGTTACATCTTGTGTTGGGTTTGTTACCTGAAGAATAAGTTCATAATCATCTGGTGTTGTACCTTCAAAAGTAATCTTATCTGCAAATACAGGGTCTGTAGATACTGTTGCAGTAATTTTTCCTGATGTATCATTATATGAAAATGAGATACCGCTCTGAGAGCCATCAAACATGGCTGCTGTGGTATCTTGTAAAAATTCTGTAGATGCTTCTGTAAGGACTGTTGATCCATTTACAGTAGCCGATGAGCCTTCAACTACCAGGCCATTTTTAATGCGAAAGGCTTTGTCGACTGTAGCCATTTACTTCTCCTTTAGGTCAGGCCTTCAAACCTGTACGGTAGAACCGTATGGTCATCGGGCTTAGTGCTGGTGTAACTGTCATGCTAATTGTACCAGAATTTAAATTAGCAGTGATATTTCCTACATTGCTATTTGTATTAGCAACAGAGGCAAATTCTGTAATATTTTGATTGGTACCATCAAAAACTATGTTTATTTCTGCACTTCTATACGAAGAAGATCCAGCATGGGACATTTGAACCATGTACTTGATTGTTCTCCAGGTAGATGTGTCTATTGTGTCAAATACTGTTGCTGATTCAATACCGTTGATTGTTACGGAGTTATTTCCATCTCCACCAAGGGAGTCTGCTCTGTATGAGGTAGTATCAATTAAATCAGAAAAGTCTGAACCTGTTGGCCTGTCGCCAGTCTCAAATTTTGCTTTAAGGGTGTTGATTGGTAGAACGGCCATATCTTAGATTATATCATAAAATATAGTTATTTAATCCGATGATGGCTATGCCAATCGGCGGTACATTAATTGGAGAGTAGGCTGGAACCGTTACATTGGTAATTCTAATCTTAAAAGGAAGTTGACTTATTACTAAGGCCTGGCGTTTTTTACATGTTGGATTTACTTCTATGACTCTGTTGGCTTCAGTATTAATTACTTTTGCTAGAGCCATTTTTAAGTAATGTCTTCAATCATTTTAACCTTACCCTGCAAAACTGTCCAAACAACTGCATTACCGCTATTAGCCATCTGAATATCAAACTCATCGTCTGTTTCTAAAAGTTCTGTTTCATCATACTCAAGATAAACTGTGAACTCTCCTTCTGGCTCTCCTTCTTCTGCAGAAGGTGTTACTGTTAAAATTACAGAAGATGTATTTGGTCTAGCAAAGTCCATTGTAATTGTCCAGTCTTCAATTATTAATGGATCACCAGCATCATCTTGTACATACATTTTAAAAGATGCTGTATCTCCTCTAACAATTGTCCAGATAGATTGTGGTGGCTCTGAACCAATTTGATAAGGTGTTTGACTTCTATATTGTGCCATTATGATAATCCTGCTTTCATTGATCCCCACGTACCATTGCCTTTAAAAGATCCTACAAGAATAACACCAGTAGTGCTATTTGATTTTGCAACAATTCCAACCACTCCAGAATTTGTTGTAGCAGTAATTGGCTGAGTTGCTGTAAGACCACCGCTTGATCCAACATATAGCCTATCTCCAGCGGCATAAGAAGAAGTATTAATGTCAGTAAATACACCTGATATAACAACAACTCCATCATTACCATTTCCAATTGCAGATTGTGCTAATCCAATTACTGGAAATGTAGCAATACTTGATGCTTGTGATTTTGTTATTCTTGGTTTGCTGGTACCAAAACCTGATATGTATACAGGATCACCCTTAGCAATAGAAACACCACTATTATTTACAACTTCTAATGTATGAAATGGTAATCCAATGGTAGGTAAAATAACCTCAATACGCTCAGCAAGTGATTGAATATCCCCTGCTACGTTTACAGGGTCTGAGTTAACTGGATACGGTAAATCATATACCGTTGTTTCGCCTGATGCCATAGTCTTATTATTATACCACTTGCAATTAAAATAATTTTGATTATTATTACGTATATTTGACTTAAAAGGCCAAAAGATGCTATAATTATCTTATGCTACTGAGAAGTAGCATTTGTAGTCTAGGAGGAAAAACTTGAGAGACAACAAAATACTATCGGGGGTTCTTGTAACATTGCTTACTTTAACATTATTAAATAATGGTCTAGGTATTGCACATGCTACAAAGAACAATTTACTAAGTAGTACCGCCGTAAGCCAACCTGCCGCCGACAAAGCGGCTTTTTTGCTTTCTAAGCCTACTACTGATGTGGTGCTTGCTAAGTATGCGGACGCTACAAGTTTGACTGACAGCCAGTTGGTTGAATTACTGAAAGCCGTTGGATTTAAGGGACAAGGACTAAAGACTGCTTGGGCTGTTGCCAAAGCGGAATCAAATGGTCGCCCTTTTGCCTTCAATGGCAACGTTAATACGGGAGACTCTTCATATGGAATCTTCCAAATTAACATGATAGGTAATTTAGGTCCAGATCGTAAAGACAAATTCAATCTTGATTTAAATGCTGAACTCTTTAGCCCAGTTAAGAATGCCCAAATCGTGTTACACATGACAAAAGGCGGTAAGAACTGGAGTGCTTGGTCATCCTATAAAAAAGGTGCCCATTACAAATGGTTAAAGAAATTTCCCAATAATTTAATTTAAGGGATAAAAAATACCCCCATTGGAGAATATCCTTTGGGGGTTATTTTTTTTACAACTACCCTTTTGCTATTCTAGGAACACTATGTTTCCAGAAATCTGCTCCTGAGTATTTGTTTATTACATAAGGAGATAATACTTCTGAGTAATGAGGGGATGTCCTACTCAGGTCAAGCCTAACCTCATGAAGTTGATTTGGAAGATTAAAAGGTTCTTCCTCAGATTCTTTTTTAATAATATTGTTAAAATCATGTTCATAGTAATCAATCTCTAAGAAAGTATAGATTCTATTCATCGTTTCTTGAGGGTAATTCATTAAGTCATCGTAATGTACAAAATGCACATATGGAATATTTTCTGGCTGCATTGCATTATGTAGTCCATAGAAAGATGACATAAGCAATCCCTGAGAATCCATTATGAAATCACATCTAGCGTCTTCAGGCTCTAGGTAGTGAATTGCTTGGAAATTTGACCCCAACATTGCTTCGTTTAGGTATGGGTTCTTTCTTAAGAGAAGAATCATTGATGCAAGAATATCTAACGTATCTCTAACTGTGTAAATTATTTTAGGAGATGGGTTGATATGTTCTTTAATAAATTGAAAGTTTAATGGCATTGTCCAGTGTTTGGCACGAACAATTAAATGCTTCTGCTCAACATCTTTATAGTATTCTGGTATGATAGATTTAATCATATTAGAAAATTGCTGTTTATTGTTATTTCTTAATGCCCCTTCGGACCATCTATTGGCCTCTGATAAAGAAAAGAAATAATCACCAATAGGGCTAAGTGATGTAGAACACACTTGTGGGTTCTGGTTCAGAATAGAAGACAGAACAGTGTTACCGCTTCTAAACAATCCATCTAAGTAAAATATATTATCCATGTTTATACTATATCATGCTTAAGAATTATTGTCAATAGGCATACTTAAAAAGTATTGCACATAAATTATTATATATTCATGAACAATACCTTTAAAGTTTACAGATCTTTTAGATATACCCAATCACCAGTACACAGCATCTGTTGGCATTTCGACAGGCGCTTTCCACTGCCTAGTCATCGTATCTATAACCCAAGAAGGGTAAGGCTTTGGTGGATAGAAATCTGTTCCATCCCAAAACCCGCCAATTTGTGCACTTTGGCCTGTATTGCAACAGGATATGACTTGATAAGCATTTAGGCTGCCACCACTTCGCAATGAGTCAATTAACTCAGTATCATCACATTCATTAAAAACAAGAATGTTTGTTACTAAGCCATCATAATTAATTACTGCATGTGGGTGTTGATTTAAGTGTGTTGTCATTTTAGTTCCTCACTACTACTATTACTCCGTCGTTTGCTGTGGAATAAACTGGTTGAAACACTCCAAAAGGTGCAGAGGAATAATATCCGCCATTGCCTTTTCCTTTGGCATATACTGTTCCACCAATGGTTAATCCTGCATATGCTGTATATGATCCTGCTCCAAATGTTAGGTTAGCAGTTACTCCCATGCCTGGACCACCAGAAGGCGAAGACGCATTACCTGAACCAGCACCACCAGTACTATTTGTATAGTTTCCTACAGTGCGAACTGATGCTCCACCACTGTTTCCTGCAGAGCCTCCCGCACCACCAGTTGCAGCACTATTTACGTTTCCATTATAATTTGAGCCAGTTGTGTATGAACCACCTCCACCACCAGAACCGCCAGCACCACCATTGCCGTTGGTGTTACCTGGGCTGGCATTGGCAGAGTTTCCTGGCGAACCTCCTGCAGCATTTAACCCACCAAACGAGGTTGTACCACCCGCATTTCCTGCGTTTGCATTGGTTGTATTATTAGAGCCAACTGTTGATGACGTAAATACCGATTGGCCTTGTAGTCCTGCTGCTCCAATAGTGGCACTTACTGTTCCAGAATTTACAGTTCCACTTGTACTTGCAAGGTAACCGCTTCCGCCACCACCGCCGAACCAAGCGTTCCACTGGTAATTGGTTGAATTATTACTATAAGCATTATTACCACCAGCACCGCCGCCGCCGCCGATTGCATAAGCGGTGTAGTTAAATGGATAACTAGGCGGGGTAAATGTTTGAGTATAGTCCAGATAAAATACATTTGCTGGTGCAGCAGTTGGGGTTACGCTATTAGAAGCACTACTTGCTCCAGAAGTTCCATTTTCATTGGTTGCAGTAACTGTAAAGGTTCTTCCTGTTCCTGCTGCTAATCCACCAACAACTATCGGGCTAGATGTTCCTTCTACCGTTCCTGCACCACCTGATGCGGTTGCTGTAAAGAATGATACTGTCTTTCCACCAGTTGCATTTGCCGTAAATGGTACGGAAGCAGATAGGGCTCCTGCAGTTGCTGTTCCAATTGTTGGTGCTTGTGGAACTGTTGTTGCAGTAATTGAGCCAGAGGCACTTGATGCTGATGATGTTCCATAAACATTTGTAGCAGTTACAGTAAACGTATATGATGTGTTAGACTGTAGTCCTGTTACAAGAATTGGAGAAGAAGATCCAGTACCAGTAAATCCACCAGGACTTGAAGTAGCGGTATAAGATGTTGCTGTTCCAGGTCCAGTCTTGTTTGGAATAAAGCCAACATAGGCTGCCCCGTTATTAAACGGACGTGCTAAACCAACGTCAGTTGCTGTTCCAATTGTAGGCGCTAATGGCGCTACATATCTTCCCCTAACCGATGGTTCAGGATCATTTAAAAATTGATATGTATCTGCCATTACGAGATCTCGACTCCACTAATATGAAAGTTGATTGAGGTTGCAGATGCAAGGCCAGTTATAGTATTAGTTGCAACAATAACTTGTTTTAACTGAATTGATGTAGTGTCGTTTGCACCAATTGCAACTGCACTTCCAATAGAAACACCGTTAAGCGCTAGTGTAAATGTTCCAGCACTTCCTGATGTGTTTGCAACAAGAATATCAGTTACAACAGTAGTCGTTAGTGATGGCACTGTATATAGTGTTGTACTTGATGTTGTCGCTGCTCCACGAAATAGAGCCTTTGATGTTGTAGCCATTAATTACTACCTTCCTTAAATTGCGCCCATAAGAGCGAGTATATAGTTGTCATTTATTGCACTTACATCTACCGCTGCCCAAGAAGCATTGGTTCCGTCTGTTGTTAAATATTTTGCACTTTGTCCTGATTGTGATGGTAATACATATACAGATGTTGTATCAAGAGATACTGTAACTGTTCCTGATGTACCGCCGCCTGTTAGACCAGTTCCAGCAGTTACACCATTAATGTCTCCATCATTTGCAACCCAAGCAGTACCATTATAAAATTGAATTTGATTAAGTGGTGATCCACCAGAATCTTGTCTTACAAAAACAAGAGTACCTGCAACTGGTGCTGTCAAAGCAGCATCACGGGCAGCAGGATTTAGAAAATTATTAAAACCATCTCTTAAAATAACAGTAGCATCAGTAGTTACAGTATTTAAAAATGTTTGTGCACCAGCCCACTCGTATCCTGCGGCGGTATCAATCTTGGCACCAACGGCATACCAAACACCATCAGTAGAAGTTGCTCCAGCCTGGAACATGTATGTTGGTTTGCCTGAATTATCAAATGTAATTGCCATGTTGTTATTATAGCAGTTATTTCTGCTATCTCCTCATAGAAATTATACCATAAGACTACTTATATTCTTTTGGTTGCCTATACTGTGTTTTATAGGAATCAAAGAATTTAGTGCGTAGTTTGCTTGTTGTTTTGGCTGCTTCATCAAGATTTTCCTGTGTGCCAAGTTCCATTTGCCATGAATCTCTCTTGAATGGAATAACCTGAGCCATCGGGGTACCTGCAGGAATTAATCCCTCAAACTTATCTGCCTCATTTAACACAAATGGAAAATTAACTGGGGCGGCATATTGATCGGTGTCAACAATTCCAGGCAAAATAGTAAATACAGAATCCCTATGCATTGGTTGAATAAATAAAACAGAATATCCTGGTGGTGTTTTTATTGCCCAAGGATTAATCCATTTTGGATATGATAACTTGTGTGAGCCCTTTGATGGGTGTTGTGGAGCCTGCTCTAATGGGTGAAACTGAATTGCGCTAAAAGAAGGCCATTCATAAAATGGTTGTGTTGGGAATATAGACATATCTGTATTTTCATCTACGATAGTTCCTTCTGGAATCTGGGGAACTTGTTTTACCCATACATCTACATGAGTTGTTAGTATATACCCTCCTGAAATTGCATCAAAAATTGGCATACATCTTTTCGCTGTTGCCATTGT